CTTTTTTTTGTGAAGAAAAACCTCGGACACAAGCCGACAAAAGTCAGCGAGTGCCAGAGCCAAACGGGAGAGCACACACAAAAGGAGCGCTCGCCGTCAATGAGTAACCGGCCAGATAAATCTGAAACCGTTGTGTATAAGACAAGACAACGCTCATCGGCTTAATGCCAGTGGAAACCTTGTACATATACATCCCCAATTGGGGCATATTAACTCTATTGACAGCGTTTACGCTATCTAGAATGGAAAGGTCTTAACTAATAGACCCTTACGACGCCCCAGCTGGTTTTCTGGAGGGGGAAACAACTTCACATCGATGCACACATAGCCACGGAATTCTTGTCCGGGTCAGATGTGTAACATCCAGTAACAAATTCTACAATTCAAACTAATCTAAACTAAGCGAATGTAAATGGCAACTCAAGCCAGAACGGGCTTTCCGGATAACTTGGGTTGTGTGAAGGTGTTTAGGTAGGACACTAGTTGTCACGTAACAACTCATGTCCTCTATCAATACAATTCGTAGCTGTTGCCTGACGAATTAGTATCGGGGGGGGGCCGATGTAGCCTGAAAGAGTGGCATCATCGGCTGCAGCAATACCAATATAAAAATTAGTAAGAAAAGAATCATTGTTCCTAACTTTAAGGGTTGCTGTAACTGGCTGGTCAATATTACCAGCACTAAAAGGAAGACCCAAACCAGGGTCCCAATTAGCGGCCCAATATTGGGTCGCGGGCACTTTCTTGAACTTCTGGTACGCGGGTAATTTGGCATGAACAGGTAAACCTGCATTGGCATAAATGCGCGGAATGCTAACGGCAGGGCGAAATCTAGGATCTCGCACCAGGGGTGGGCCATTAGGACCATAAGGATTAACGTTTATACGCAAGTCTACACCTGTAGACTCGGAATAAGCATGATAAATGGTACCGCCAGTTGCGAAAGTGTAACAACTTGCGGCTTGGTTTTGAACTGACAGAGCATTGAAATAACGCTCTGCATCAGAGAATGGGTTTGCCACAGTCATCAAAGGACCATAGTTCCATTGAGGTAATGGCAAAAGCAAAGATGTGTTGGAAGCTACAAACTCTGCCATCATGTACGGAATCTGTATCAACTCCTTAATTGAGGAGTACTTCTCACCAGAAGTATGTTGTGTAACATCATCAACTAACAAATCTGCCAAACCTGACTGCAGAGTCACAATATTATTTGGTGCTGTGGTATTTATAGGTGCTAATCCGCTACCTGTGTAAGCGGCAACATCATAATCCTTACCAGCAGCAATCTCAATCAAAAAGTTGACCTGACCAGCAGTTTCTCCTGAAGCTATAAGCGGGTCTATGACAGCCATTGTGACTCCACCAGAACGTGAATTCAAGTTAAGCCATGGCCTGGCACAAACGAAGGGAATTTCAAACTCAAACACACTATCCTGCTTCAAATCAATGATCATAGAATATTGTGAGGGCTGTGGTAGAGTGGTGTTGACTTCAATACTGGGCACATTGTTGTCTAAAGTTCCACCCTCAGGTAATTCATTAACTGAAGGTACAAAAGACAACATTAAGCGTCCAGCATGGAAGCGAGTTTTGGAAAAGGATATTCTATAAACTACGCTACCACGCCAAAATCTAAACATAGAGGTCCAATACAGTAACGAACTAGGTATCAAGGCATTGCCAACATTGGAAAATTGGAACATCCCAGTGTTGCCGGTGGTCGTTCCGGCAGCTCTAGAAGAACCATCTTTAAACCACCAATTAAAGGGTGAGACACTAGCAGCATAAAATACAGTGCCAATAGGGTCAGTCGTCAAAAGACGCCCGGCGTATATCTGCGAAAAGTGCCCCAAAGCAAAAGGTAACGACATCTCATCCAGGTCAGAAATCGTTGCGTCACCGCCCGCAGCAACACAGTTGCTTTGGTACGGGGACAAAACGAAGGCAGTATTGGGGGTCTCAACATGGTGATCCCCTACATAATTCTGTCTAAGGTGGAGCATAGACGGCTTCTCAACAATAGGCTTTGAGAATCCAAAGCTCTCGGCTGTATGTGCCAGTTTCCTGGCAAACCAACCTACTAACGTAGATCCTCGTGAGATTATAGGAATGCCAAGCTTACCACCAATTGAAGTCACATCCTCGCTAATGGATGCTAAGGTCTTTAGAGGCTTACTAACAAGGCCCTTGTAAGGACTCTTTTCCGTATCCATAATAGCCTCAATATTACTCTGTGTTACAACTGAAGTCTGGACCAATGGTGTGGCCCCAAAGAAAGAAAAGTCATGTAAACTTACATATACTCTAATAGTAGGAGGCGTGCTTCCTGCCAATGTAACATAAGGTAAAATCTGAGTCAAAGCAAAAGTCCCATAGAAATCTAAAACGGAGTCAGCAACAACACCGGCACCATTTTGATACTCGAAATAGTCCCTCTTCGAAATGTAAGGCACAACTAACTCAACCATTGTACCGGTTTCCGGATTTAATCTAACGTGTGGAAGATTAGTAACAGCAGCCGGGTAACGGTGTCTACTAATTTGTGCGCCAGCAACAGTTGCAGTGCCATACTGAAAAGAGGCACAAACCAACGATTGCTGAAAAGGTGTAGCAGCCATCGTAATAGTGTATTTAATTGTACACCTATAGCCGTAAGCACCAATAAGTCGATTGACTGCTGCCGCTGGAAAGTAATTCCTAACTGGGTCGCTAACATCATGCACGACAATGTTGGCACGTGCAGCATTGACTGTAGTGGATTGGTAGAGGCGAGGCCTCTCAAAGTACTTAGCTATAGATTGGTAATCTTGCTCTACAGGTGAGTATAATAAGTCAGGTCGTGCTTTGTAAACATCAACTTGCTTCTTATTCTCATCTGTGAACTCGGCAACTCCAAACTTGTGGTCGCCACCAGTTACAGCTATATCATTAATCTCTTCTGCGTCACAACAAGGCGACGTAACTATATGTGTATTGACTTGAGCGAGTTCTATTAATGTCAGGGTCGAACTCAACAACCTGACATGGAAAGGCTTCTCTGTAACATACTGAGTAGTAACCTAAAGAGGGATGGGTGTAAGGTGTCCTGACCATGTGAAATGTCTCCCCTCCAAGGATTTCCATTCCAACATGCGTATATAACCTAGTGCCAAAAGTCTGTGCGTGATGAAACATCCAATCTCCACGACGCGCGCTCCATATAGAGTGGTTCAGAGCCACACCAACGGATTGCGTCCATGAGCTTAGGGGCCCACTCGTCCCAGACTTCGGGACCATGCAAGGAAAGCTCACCAAGCGAGCCCTGCATCTTAGTCGCGAGCTCGATCTTCTGGTCTCTGTTGTTCTTGTAGTAGTACCCTACATACAAGAGAGACTTTAAGTCGAGTGGAGCATCCCAGCCACCAAATGTTTGACCATCTGATCGTCGGAATGCTCTCTTCAAGAAAGTACATTCTTCTAGAGGTTTGTATGGTACTAAAGTACCATCCTTAGCTCCAGAAGTATACGTCATGTGAAACACGTCTGCCATATGCTTTGCGACAGTAACCTGATTGAACTCCTCGCACACAAGGTCCGAGATTCCCAATATGTTGTCGTCACCAAGCACATTGCAGCCAACCTGATCCCAAAAATCTCTACGGCCAGTCGTCAGTATGTAGCAAGCTGTCAAAAGCGTTGCGGAATACAACGAGTTGGCAATAGTTGTGAAGGGATGGCCACTAGGCAAAGACTTGTTCCACTGAATGACAACATTGCCATTTCCACCAACAATGTGGCGAGAATGCACTAGGTCTAACCATAGTACGTGGCGAATGCGAGCATTCTCCTCACCGTCATCATACCACTTGTTAATGTGGTCCAAGACAGCCCAATGTATGGGCGGTTGTTCGCTTGCATCATACCTCTTAAAGTCTCCGTCGAAGAACTTCTTTCTGTCTCTACCAGCTAGCACATTCTTGAGCTCCCACCAATCACGATAGGGGTTGGAACCGGCGCTAATGCCATTCTGCGTGTGCGAACGGAACAAAGCTGCCTGGTAAGCCCCAAAGTATTGGCGGAAGAGAATCACGTAATCAACTGGAGACTCGTTTGATTATGGGGTCTCCAGTTGATTACGTGATTCTCTTC